GGTAAATTCGCACCCCATGTTTTTTTTAGCGACAGCCTCTTTTTAATTAGGTAATTATGGCCACTCAGAGGGAATTAGCAGAACACCTGGATCTAAGCACCAAAAGGATCTCAGAACTTATAAGGGATGGTATTTTGCCCTCTAAAATGGGTAGATCCCCATTAAACCTGGATGTTTGCAGAATTGCCTACATTTCTTACCTTAGAAAACTAGGCGGCTACAACAAACGCAGCGGTGGTGGTGATATAGCAGAAGAAAAAACCAGGCTCACTAAGGCCCAGGCTGATAAAGCAGAATTAGAAGTTTCAGAATTAGAAGGCCAACTTATACCAGCACAGCTTGTTCAAGATACCTGGACTGACTTTGTGGCCAATGCCAGGGCAAAGCTATTAGCACTGCCAAGCAAAATTGCACATCAAGTTATTGCCCTGGACAAATATGCAGAAGCAGAATTATTAATTAAAGAAAATGTGCATGATGCACTTTTGGAGTTATCTGATAATGGATTACCTAGCAAATATGCAGATCGTGTTGAACAACACGAAGAAAGTATTTAAACCACCGCCAGAATTAAAGATTTCACAATGGGCCGATGCTCATAGAAGGCTATCACCAGAAAACTCAGCTGAAGCTGGCCAATGGAATACAACCAGGGCCGAATATCAAAGGGAGATTATGGATACCTTTAATGATCCAGATATACAGCGGATAGTTGTAATGACATCATCCCAGGTTGGCAAAACAGAATTGGTCTTAAATGCTATTGCGTATTACATGGATCAAGATCCCAGCCCATTGTTAGTAGTGCAACCAACTCTAGCTATGGCCCAATCATTTTCAAAAGATAGACTTGCGGCCATGATAAGAGATTCAAAAAAGATAAAAGACCTGGTTGCGGAATCAAGATCCAGGGATAGCGGTAATACTGTGCTGCATAAGAAATTTCCTGGTGGCCATTTATCTTTGGTTGGATCTAACTCAGCAGCTGGTCTTGCAAGTAGGCCAATTAGAGTTTTACTATTGGACGAAGTAGATCGTTATGAACTTAGTGCTGGATCTGAAGGATCTCCTACAGATCTGGCCATAGCCAGGACAAAAACTTTCTGGAATCGCAAAATTTATATGTGCAGCACTCCAACAATTAAAGGTATCTCTAAAATTGAGGCCGCATTTGAAGAATCTGATAAAAGGTATTACATGGTTCCATGTCCAGAGTGTCATACAAAGCAAAGATTAATGTGGAAAAATGTTGTTTGGGATGAAGGTAAGCCAGAAACTGCTCACTATTGTTGCCAAGAATGTGGATCTGTAATTGACGAATCTAAAAAGCCCTGGATGTTAAAACATGGTGAGTGGCAAGCAACAGAAACTTCCGTTGATACAGCTGGCTTTCACATATCAGAATTGTATTCTCCCTGGTCAACCTGGGGATCTATGGCCCAGAATTTCTTAGAGGCCAAGAAGATGCCAGAAATGTTAAAGACTTTTATAAATACTAGCCTGGGCGAAAGCTGGGAAGAACAGGGCGATGGTGTAGAACATGAAGGCTTGTTGGCCAGAAGATTAAATTATGATCCTTTAACGCTGCCAGAAGAAATATTAGTTGCAACTTGCGGGGTAGATACGCAAAAAGATAGATTAGAAGCACAGGTTATGGGTTGGGGTCATAACTACGAGGCCTGGGTTATTGAATACAAAGTATTTTGGGGAGATCCAAATGCCGTCAATGTATGGAATGAGTTAGATCTATATCTTAAAAGTAGATTTAAAACAGAGTCTGGCAGATCTATTGCAATATCAGCTACTTGCATTGATTCTGGTGGCCATCATACAAACCAGGTTTATTCATTTACAAAACCACGCCAGGGCAGAAGAATATTTGCAATTAAAGGTGCTAATGTTCCAGGCAAGCCAATTGTTAGCAAGCCAAGTTATGTAGGTAAAACGCAAACAGCTTTATACACAGTTGGAACAGATACTGCCAAAGAAAACATATTTGCCAGGCTTAACGCTGAAGAAGATCTAAGCACTTTACATTTTCCAGCAGACTTAGATGAAGAATACTTTAAGCAGCTTACAGCTGAGAAAAGAATTACTAAATGGATCCGTGGCCGCAAATCTTTAGCCTGGAAACAAATTAGGCCAAGAAATGAGGCCCTTGATGTAACTGTTTACAACTTTGCTGCAATTTATTTACTAAATCCAAATTTTGATTTAATTGAGGAAAGATTAGTAACTGGATCTAAAGAAGATCCAAACTTAGTACAAAATCAGCAAAAAAATAGAAATGCTAGGCCAAAAAGCAATTTTATTAATAGTTGGAAGTAATAATTACGAATTACATTGCTTTTACAGCTGAGATCTCTTAAATAATTCGTAATATTTATATATTTGACAAGTTTTAAAACGACCTTAGTGTTTTTGTTTAACTACAAATTAAATACACAGAGGATTAATTGGCCAATTTATTCGATTCAACTAACTATCCAAACTATGTACCTTCTGAATTTAAGAAGGGCGATAACTGGAATTGGAAAAATGATAGTTTAGGAACAGATTACGACAACGCATCTTTTACTCTTAAATACGAATTTAATTTAATTGATGGATCCACAAATACTCATTTCCAGGTTGTAGCTACAAATGACGGATCTAATTACAAAATTGAAGTTCCGCATTCAACCACTACTAATTACACGGCTGGGGAATACAACTGGATAGCTAATATCCATCGCAATTCTGGCGGCAGAGTAAAAGTTGGCGAAGGCTTTATTACGATACAAGACGATTACGCTACCACAACAACTTCAGTAAGATCATTTGCCAAACAAATGCTAGATGCTATTGAGGCCGTGGCTTTAAACAGAGCCACCATGGATCAATCATCAATGAGCATTGCGGGCAGATCGCTTTCTAGAATGTCTATAGATGAATTAATGAGTTTTAGAGATCGATTTAAAACTGAATACTTGCAAGAACTTAAACAAGCCAGGGCTAAAAATAACAAAGGCACTGGTAACAATATCAAAGTTAGATTTGGACAGCATTCAACATTTAACCCAACAGACTTAACATAATGGCCTGGTACAACAATATTTTAAATCGAAATCCAAAACCTAAGAAACAAACTTTTAAAAGAAGTTATCAAGGTGCATCTACTGGTAGATTGTTTGCTGACTTTTTAACATCAAGCAAATCAGCAAATGCTGAAATAAAAGATAATTTAAGGACTTTGCGAGATAGGGCCAGGGAACTAGCCAGAAATAACTCATACATAAATCGTTATTTAAACTTAATGATTTCCAATGTTATAGGCAAGCATGGCGTTAGAATTTCAGCTAAGGCCAGAAATGATAATGGATCTTTAGATCTGCTGGCCAACAAACAAATAGAAGATGCCTGGAAACAATGGACTAGATATGGAGTGCCAACAGCAAATGGCAAAATGTCTTTTCTTGATTGTCAAAAACTTTTTGTAGAATCTTTGGCCAGGGATGGCGAAGTTTTAATTAGACACATAAAAACTAATAAAAATTCTTTTGGCTATCACATACAATTTTTAGAAGCAGATTATCTTGATGAAGATTTAAACACTGTTGCAAAAAATGGCAACAAGATATGTATGGGGGTTGAGGTTGACTCTTACTACAGGCCAATTGCATATCATTTGTTTAAAGAGCATCCCTACGATACTACTTATACAAAATACAGTAGAAAACATATAAGAGTGCCAGCTGAAGAAATTACGCATTGCTATATGCCAAATAGGGCAGAGCAAACAAGAGGCGTGAGCCACATAGCTACAGCAATGGCAAATGTAAAACAATTAGATGGATATTTAGAGGCAGAAATAATTGCTGCCAGATTAGGGGCCAGCAAAATGGGTTTCTTTACTTCACCAGACGGCAATTCATATGTTGGCGATGACACTGAAGATACGTTTAACCCAGTTATGAATGTTGAGCCTGGAACCTTCCACCAATTAAGCAGTGGCCAGGAGTTCCAAACATTTGATCCCAATCATCCAACAAGTGCATTTGAATCTTTTACAACTACAGTTTTAAGATCTATTGCTTCAGGACTAAATATCTCATATCACGCTTTGAGCAATGACTTAACTTCGGTCAACTATTCTTCTATTCGCCAAGGTGCATTAGAAGATAGATCTAACTTTCAGATCTGGCAAGAATTTATTGTTCAGCATTTTATAGATGTTGTATTCAAACGCTGGTTAGAAATGGCCATAACAACTAAAGCTATTAACTTGCCAATCGGTAAATATAGTAAGTTTGCTAATTCAATAAATTACATTCCAAGATCTTTCCCTTGGATAGACCCATTAAAAGAAATGCAAGCCAATGTGGTTGGCCTACAAAATGGAATCGTTACCTATTCAGAAATTGTTTCAAACTACGGCAAAGATGTAGAAGAAACATTTGAACAACATCAAAAAGAAAAAGAACTAGCTGCACAATATGGAATTGAAACAGCATTCCAGCCATTTGGTCAAAAAGCACCAGTTGAAGCTATTGTCCAAGGCAGCAACCAGGAACAAGAGGATGGCTAGGCCAAACGAAGGTATGAAAACAGCTGCAAAAAGAGCCTTAGCCCAACGTGAAGAATATGGCCGTGGTGGAACTAGAACAGGTGCTATAAGAGCCAGGCAAATCGTAGCTGGAGAAAACCTATCTGATACAACAATAAAAAGAATGTATAGCTTTTTTTCTAGGCATAAAAATAACAAAGCAAAGTTTTACGATAAAAAAGAAAACGATGGCGGGCCAACAGCCTGGAGAATTGCATGGGATCTCTGGGGTGGCAACGCTGGCTTTACTTGGTCAAAAGGCAAAGTAGAGCAAATGAACAAAGAAAAAAGTTTTAACAAGTTTCAAGAGGCAATTACGCCAAATGAAAAACATCCTAGCGAGGTAAGCATGGAATTTAAAAGTGAAAATCCCATCCTCAGCGAAACAGAAGCAGAAGGCTTAATTGATTCTGCTGAAGTCATTGAGGATGTTGAATTAGATGCAACAGAAAGATTGTTTGACGATGAGGTAACTTATCGAACAATTGATCTCTCCAGGGCATCTTATATTGACGAAGAAACCAGACGAGTTCGCATTGGAGTATCCTCTGAAAGCGGAGTTGAAAGGTCATTTGGTTTAGAGGTATTAAGCCACAAAGCAGAGGATGTAGATATGTCATTTATGGCCTCTGGATCAGCACCATTATTGAACAACCATAATATGGAAGAACAAATAGGTGTTGTTGAAGAATATAAACTTGACGAGGCTGCAAAAAGAACAGTTGCAGTAGTTAGATTTGGTAAATCTGCACTTGCTCGTGAAGTCTTTGATGATGTAAAAGACGGCATAAAAAGAAACATATCCGTTGGCTACAGAGTAAATAAACTGGAACAGGCAAGCAATGAGGAGATTGGCGATCATTACAGGGCTAGTTGGACACCTATGGAAGCATCCGTAGTTTCAATCCCAGCAGATCAATCCAAGCAAGTTGGCGTGGGCCGTTCTAAATCTAACAAACTTCCAAACACAAAGGTGAAAATAATGGAAAACGAAAAACAAGAAATTAATCTTGATGAAGTTAGATCTCAAAGTGCAGACGAAGCAAGAAAAGAATTTGCTAAAAACTCAAAAGAGATTTTAGACCTTGCTGCTAAGCACAATAAAAGAGATTTAGGCAATCAAGCTATTCAAGATCAATTATCAGTTGACGAGTTCAGAGGACAATTACTAGAAACTATTTCTAATGATGTGCCTTTAGAAACTCCAAATGAAATTGGTTTAAGCAAAGCTGAAACACAAAGATTCAGCGTTATGCGTGCTATTAATGCAATGGCAAATCCAACAGATCGCAAAGCACAAGAAGCTGCACGATTTGAAATGGAATGTTCAGAAGCTGCACAAGAAGCATATGGCAGAACAGCCCAGGGAGTTATGCTTCCAGCTGAAGTCATGGCTAATTGGAATCAGCGTGATATGTCAGCTGGTAGTGATGGCGATTTAATTGGTGAGGATTACAGAGGACAAGATTTTATCGATGTTCTTAGAAATAACTCAGCAGTTATGCCTTTAGCAACTAATCTTAATGGCCTATCTGGCGATGTTAAGATTCCTAAGAAAACTGCCGCTTCAACAGCAGCTTTCATTAGCTCAGAAGGCGGAGCAGCTGGTGAGTCAGAAATGACAATCGGTAACATCTCTCTTACCCCAAAAACTTTGGGTGCATTTACTGATGTAACTAGACAGCTAATGATTCAATCTTCATTGGATATTGAAAATCTAATTAGACAAGATCTTGCAGCTGGAATGGCGATTGCTATTGATGATGCTTGTTTAGAAGGTGATGGTCAAAATGGTAAGCCAACAGGTATTACAAATACTACTGGCATTAATACTGTTTCATTAACTTCTGCTGCTGCTCCAACATGGCCAGAAATGGTTAGCTTGGAATCAGCTGTTGGCGTTGATAATGCTCTATTAGGCAGACTTTCATACATTGTTAATCCATCAAACTATGGCACATTAAAATCTACATCTAAAGACACTGGAAGCGGTATCTTTATTGCAGACGGCAATGGCATGAATGGCTACCAAGTGGTTGTTTCTAACCAATTGACTGCTAATAACTATGTATTTGGAAACTTTAGCGACTTGCTAATCGGCTTCTTTGGCGGATTAGACCTGGTCGTGGATCCTTATACGAGTTCAAGTTCTGGAACTGTTCGAGTAGTTGCACTTCAATCTGTTGATGCAGCTGTAAGAAACCCAGTCTCATTTGTAGTTGGTTCTTAATAATCAGTGTTAACCACTAATAAGATGGCGGGCCTAGTGTCCGCCAGCTTTAAACAGGGAAAAAATATGAAAGTTTTAATATTGGCAGATACAGTTGCTAACAACAAAAGAGTTCATGCTGGCGATGTGATTGAGGTTACTCAATCTGAGGCCCACATTTTAATTGGTTGTAATAAAGCAAGCGTTCATGTTGCTAAAGAGAAAAAAGAAAGCAATAGAAGCGTAGGCTTGGAAGTTTCTGAAACTCCAAAACCAAAAAAAAGATCTAAGGCTAAATAATGGCCTTGGAAAGTGCTGCTGATTTCAGTTCCTATGTAGATTCAAGCGTAGGTTTTGGGATCACTGGTACTTTTTTTGAGGTGCAAGATACATTAATAGATTCTAGGTTAGGACTAATAGACACATATTTTGATATTGATTCTGGTGCTTCTGCAAACATAAGTTTAATTATGGATGAAGATTATTTTGCCATTGAAGGCAACAGCATTGCAGCTGAAGGTTATCAACCTAGGGCCACAATGAAGGCCAGCGATGCACCTTTTATATCACACCAGGATAAATTAATTGTTGATGCTGTTACTACAGACCAGGGCAATGTTATTAAGCCAGCAACCACATATTTAGTGGTTGAAGTGCAGCCAGATAATGTTGGTATGTTAACGCTAGTTTTAGAGGCCGCATAATGAGCCAAATTAAATATGAAACAGAGGCTGATATGGCCGCATATTTAGATCCTAGCTATGGCCATGGTTTAGCAGCAACATACACCAGGAATGGGGTTAATACTTCATTAAATTTAATTTTAAATGAAGAGTATGTTGAGTTGGACGAAGGCTCTGGAGTAGAAGCAGTACAACCTATTGCTTATTGCAGATCTATAGATATTCCAAGTGTTTCACATAATGACACTCTAGCAGTTAGTGCATACAAAGATGTAAACGGCAATATTTTGAAGGCCGCAACTAACTACAAGATTGTTAATGTGCAGAAAGATTTTAAGGGTTTTACGGCCCTAGTTTTAGAGGAACAATAATGGCGGATCATGTAAGACAACAAATCCGCAACCAGGTAGTTACACAATTAACTGGTTTAACAACCACTGGATCCAATGTGTTTGATTCCAGGGTTTACCCTTTAGAAGATGGCAACTTGCCAGCGATTTTGGTTTATACAAAATCCGAAGATAGCGAGCCAATAGAGATTGGCCCAAACAGAACAAGTGAAAGAATGTTAAGCCTAATAGTTGAGGCCTATGTTAAGAGTACAACTAATTTTGAAGATACTCTGGACACTGTTTGCAAGGAAGTAGAACAAGCAATTGCAGCTGATCCCACATTATCTGGGAAGGCCAAAGATTGCTACATAGAATCTACTGAAATTGAATTTAATGCAGAGGGTGAGAAGCCGCTGGCTTTTGCTACTTTGACTTTTTTAACTAGCTACTATGTCCAGGAGCAAAATCCAGATGTGGCGGTTTAACCAGGAGTAAATTATGAAAATGATTTCACCAAATGGCAAAGATTTTATAGATGCACATCCTACAAGGGTTGAGTATCTTAAAAAAAAGGGTTGGAAGGAAGAAGCAGCCCATGAAATTAAATCTTCTTCTAAAAAACAGGCGAAAGCCGAGGTAAAAGAAAATGGCGATACATAAAGGCTCGGAAGGGCTTGTTAAGGTTGGTGCTAATACTGTTGCTGAAGTTAGATCATATTCAATTGATGAGACAGCGGACACAGTAGAATCCACATCAATGGGCGATGCTGCTAAAACTTTTGAATCTTCACTAACATCCTTCTCTGGATCTGTTGAGTGTTTTTGGGATGAAACGGATACAACTGGCCAGGTGGCTATGAGTATTGGTTCTTCTATAACTCTTAATTTATACCCAGAAGGTGCTACAAGTGGCGATACTTATTACACTGGTACTGCAATCATTACTGGTAAAACAGTATCTGGTTCACACGATGGATTGGTTGAGGCAAGCATTAGCTTCCAGGGTAGTGGTGCATTAACTATTACAACAGTATAAAAAATGTCAGTAATAGATAACGCAGTTAAACATTTTGAAAATCAAGATGTGAGAGTAACGCTGGTTCCTGAATGGGGCCAAGACGATGAACCTTTGAAAATATACAGCAAGCCATTAACGCTTAGTGAAACTTCTAAACTCTACAAAATGAGCCAGGAAGATGATCTAACGATGATGGCTTATGTATTAATTTATAAGGCATTGGATAGCGAAGGGGAAAAGTTATTTGATATTGGCGATAAAAATAAACTTCTAAACAAAGTTGATCGTGAGGTGTTAGTTAGAGTGGCCCAGGAGATTATGGGGCAAGAGCCTATTGAGGATATAAAAAAGGACTAACAGAGGATGCTAATTTATTTCTGCAATACAGCCTTGCAGAACGACTAGGAAAAACCCTAGAGGAATTACAACAAATTAGTGTCCAGGAATACCAGGGCTGGATTGCTTATTTAGAAATCTTGGAAGATAGAAGGAAGCATGGCAAATAAAAAAGTCAAAATTGAGTTAACAGCTGTTAATAAAACAAAGGCTGCATTTGGTGCAGTCACTGGTAGTTTAAAATCTGTTGGTAGTGCAGCTGCAAGTGCAACTAAAGGTGTAGCAGCAGTAGGTATTGCAGCAACAGCAGCAGCTGGTGCATTGGCTTTAATTGTTAACAAATCTTTTGATGCCGTAGATGCTTTAGGTAAAACTTCTACACAAACAGGAATAGCTACAGATACACTCCAGGCTTTTCATCTTGCGGCCAGGGAATCTGGAACGACTGTTGAGGGTGCTAATACAGCACTTATTAAATTTGCCAGAAGTATTGGTGATGCTTCTAGGGGCCTAAAAACCCAAGCTGATATTTTTAAAGATCTAGGCGTTGAGTTAAAAGATAACAATGGCAACCTAAAAGATTTTGACACTTTGCTAGCAGAAACTGCTGTTGGTATTTCAAACATGGCAGATCAATCAACCAGAGCAGCTGCATTGGCTGGTTTATTTGGTAGGCAAGGTGTTGTTTTAACTGGTGCAATTAGAGATCTAAGCCAAAGAGGCCTACAAGATTTTATAAGTAGAGCAAAAGAGTTAGGCATTGTTTTAAGCGAAAAGGTTATTAGAAGAACAGAGCAATTTAATGATGCTGTAGGCGTTATAAAAATGCAGCTTGGATCTTTTGTAAACAATATTACAACTTCATTCTTGCCAGTCTTTGAAGCAATGCAAGAAACAATATCTAAAAAAATAAAACAAATAGTAGATGATGCTGGCGGCATGGATGCCCTGGGATTAAAAATTGCTAATGGAATTATTGAAGGTGTTGCTAGTGGCATAGAGGCTTTAGGAGATCTTGGCGATAATATTTTTAAGGTCTTTAATGATATAAGAATTAAGGTAAAAGAAACTGAAATAGCATTTTTAGAATTTCAAAAATCTATATTAAGCGTAATGCCTGGTAAATTCGCAGACGAATTAGGAGATATAGAATTAAAACTGATTCATAACGATGTAGCACTTAAAGATCTAAATAAAAATACAACTAATTTTGGTGAACAAGCAGAGGTTGTTGCTAATAAAGTTAGAGGCTACAAATTAACCATTGATGATTTAACAGATGGCACTAAAGCTGCCACAGATGCAGTTGCAGAAACAGGCAATGTATTTACAGATTTACTAAGCCCAATAGATAAATATGCACAATCATTAGCGGATGTAAATTTAGCAATTGAAAATGCAACTGTAGCATCAATGAAAAAAATGGAAGATACCATTTTGGATGGTATTAAAACTGGCAAGTTAGCATTTGAAGATTTTGCATCTTTTGTTGTCGAACAATTATTAAGAATTGCAATACAACAAATGATTATTGCTCCTATAACTGGTGGTTTTCAGAATTTTTTAGATAGTTTTGATGGCGGTGGCTATACAGGCATGGGTTCCAGGAGTGGCGGTGTAGATGGCAAAGGTGGCTTCCCAGCAATACTACATCCAAATGAAACAGTCATAGACCATACAAAAGGCCAGGGCATGAGTTCTGGAGCAACAGTTAATTTTAATATTTCTACAGTAGATGCAGCTGGCTTCGATCAGTTATTGACATCAAGAAAAGGTTTAATCACATCAATAATAAATAACGCCATGAACAATCAAGGCAAAATGGGGGTTGTATAAATGTCTGGACAATTTCCAACAGATCCAAATTTTAAAACTATTAATTTTAAAGGCGAAACGCCAACTCTAGTTAATCAAACATTATCTGGCCGTAAACAAGTTAGACAAATTGGCTCACAATATTTTTCATTTACAGTGCAAATGCCGCCTATGCAACAAGAAAAGGCCCAGGCAGTATTTGCATTTTTACAAAAACAAAAAGGCTCATTTGAAGATTTTACAGTTGTAGAGCCAATAAATAATCTAGGAGCAAGCAAGTCTGAAACAGATATATTAGTTAATGCGGCCCATGTTGCTGGCGATAGCACCATCGCCATGGATGGTTTTTCACAGTCTACTGGTGTGCTTAAAGCTGGCGATAAAATTAAATTTGCCAATCATACAAAGGTTTATATGGTAACCGATGATGCCAATGCTACAGCTGGAGCAGCAACGATAAGCATATCTCCTAATTTAGTGGCCGCACTGGCAAACAATGAAGCTGTTACTGTTAACAAGCCTAGTTACACTGTTTATCTTGCCAGCAATGAAATCATGTATGTAACCGATGCCAGTAACTTATACAGCATTTCATTTGATGTGCGAGAGGCCATTGCATAATGCCAAGAAGTTTATCAACAGCCATACAAAACCAGGTATCAGCAACTGCAACCAAAACAGCTTTTTTAGTTGAGTTAAATTTATCGACAGTAATAAGACTTACAGACTGGTACACAAATGTTACTTATGATTCTAATGCTTATGAAGCTGGTGGATCTTTTTTAACAGTAGATTCAACAACTGAAACAGGCCAGCTGCAAGTAAATGAAATAAACATTGGCTTTTCAAACATTACAGATCAAGTTAGATCCGTGGTGCAAAGCGGAGCATTTACAGATAAAACAGTTGAGGTTTATTTAGCTTACTTTGATTCTAATGAATCTATTGTTGGTGCAATTAACTTTTTTACAGGTCAAATTAGAAATGTATCAATTCAAGAAGATTTGGGTAACTCTATTTTAAATATGACAGTTGCATCACATTGGTCTAACTGGAATTTGACAAAAGGCAGACATTATTCAGAGGAATCGCAACTAACTTTTAGTGCTGGCGATAGAGGCATGGAATTTGCAGGCCAGGTTAAAGAAGATGTTAGGTGGGGTATGTAATGGGTTTTTGGACAGCGGTTGGAACATTTTTTACAAAGATTGGAAAAGCATGGGCTGCTGCTGACACATTACAAAAAATTAATTATGTTTTAACAGCAGTAACGCTTGCAGTTGGTGTTAAAGGATTTCTTCAAGCAAGAAATATGCTCAATAAGGGCCAAGACATACTTGCCAACAAAACTTCTATGGGTGGAAAAATAGGCCTTATTTATGGAACAAGAAGGGTAGGTGCACAAATTATTTACATGGATGTCAATGCAAATGATTCAAGGGATATGTATGTTGTTTATGCCTTATCAGTTGGTGAGTGTGATGAAATTATAGGCAGAACAATAGAATTAGATGGCAATCCTTTAACCGATTCAGCAAGATTTATAGATGGAGGTTATATTGGCTCAGATAAAATTTCTTCTGGATCTGGATCTTTAAATACAGTTTCACAAAATGGAACTGGTGGTGATCCAGGTGCTGGCAGTTTTGGTACAGATCCAACTGCCAAATATAGGTATGTTATGAATTTGCATCATGGAGCTGCAACACAAACAGCCGATCCCATGCTAGTTGCATCCATGCCTAACTGGACTACAGCACATAGGCTTGATGGCATTTGTTACATAGCGGCTCATTACGGCTATAGCAAAGAAGGTATGTGGCGAGGCGTGCCACAATTAACAGTACAGGTGCGAGGTAAAAAAGTTTTTGATCCCAGGGATAACACTCAAACATTTGGCACTGTTTCTACTTACAAACATTCAGACAATCCAGCATTGTGCTTTTTGGATTACATTACAAACGATGAATATGGAAAGGGCCTAACATCTAGCCAGATAAATATGTCAACTTTTACAGCAGCTGCAAATGTCTGTGATACACAGGTAGATCAACCATATTTTAATGGATCTGCACAAAATGTTACTTGGGAAGGAACTGCTGGTAATGATTTTATTAATATTACAGGCACTGGATCTAATACAGTTTGGTGGCAAAACAAAATAAGTGAGTTAATAAATTTAGAAGATAGTTCTGGTAACGCTGTTTTAACTAGTGCTGAAATTAAAGATATACAAAGAACAAATTTTTATGATGCCAGTGAGCAATACTCTGTTTATTTTAACGGCACTCTTGGATCTACTTACGCCTCACAAAACGGCCAATCATTATTGAAAGTCAAAAGATTTCATTGTAATGGTTTTGTAGATGTAAATAAAAATGTCATGGACAATGCCAAAGAACTTCTGGCAAATATGCGAGGCATATTTTTGTACATAGATGGCAAATATGAATTATCAATTGAAGATACAGGCTCATCAACATTTAGCATTAATGACAATCATATAATTGCTGAATCTGGTATAGGCGTTGATTATGGCAACAAAGATAAAAAGGCCAACAAAGTTATAGTTGAATTTTTTAATGCTAATAAAAAATACGAATTAGACACAGCAACAGTTTTACATACTGCATCACCATTCACAGCCGATGATGGTGGCGAAGTGCTAGAAATTAAAGCTGAGTTTCCTTTTGTCTCAGATCCTTATATTGCTTACAACATGGCTAAAGCAATTTTAACCAGGAGCAGAAACCAAACAACAATGCAGTTTATGGGTACGCCAGAAATGTATAAATTAAATGTGGGAGACATTGTAGATTTAACTTATGCTGGTTTAGGTTTTAACGGCAAAGTTTGTAGGGTTGAGGCCTTGGAATTACAATCAAACGGATTGGTTGCTGTTAGCTTGATTGAGTATTTTGATGTTTATACTTGGGAAGTTCCGCCACAAGAAGCAGTTGAAGAATTAGCAGATCTACCTTCAGCTTTTGCTGTTAAGGCTCCTACTGGTTTAGCTTTTACAGACAGCGGATCTAGTTCAACCGCCAGGCCTTTTTTATCCTGGAATGAGCCAACAGATTTTCCAGATCATACTTTTAGAGTCAACATTGTTGATAGCTCTGGAAATCAATTAACTAATAAAATTGTAGATACTAATAATGCAGATTTAAATTATTTACCTAAAGGCAATAACTATGTTGCCAGTGTAAGTTCTATAAATACTTTAGGCGTTGAATCAGTACCCGCAACACTCACATTTAGCATAACTACAGAGCCAGTAAATACAGCTGATATAAAAGATGCAGCTGTAACCTTATCAAAAGCTGGTACAGATTTAGTGGCCGCAATTAACTCTGGAAGTGCAGCTGCAACAGAATTAATAAAATCAACTTCAGCACCTAGCACCAGGGCAAATGGGGATGCGTTACAGGCCCAGGATTTATGGGCAGATACAAACGATAACAATCAGATATATGTAAGAAATGCAGCAAACAATGGCTGGGAAAAGGCCAGGGATTCATCGCTTGTAACTTTGTTTGGTACGTCCAGCTTTACTGGTAACGATATTACCTCAGCCATGGCTACTGCACAGGGCGATATTCTTACACTAACCACAGACACCACAGCAACCGCATCTGCATTAACAAATTTAACAGCCACAGTTGGCACTAACACAGGTGCTATAAGCACTGAACAGACAACAAGGGCCACTGAAACAGCTGCATTAGCTACAAGCATAGGTGTAGTATCTGCAACTGCTGGTACAAATTCCGCTGCAATATCTACAAATGCAACAGCTATAGCAGACATTGATGGCAATGTTAGTGCTGGTTATGTACTAAAGGTTGATGCAAATGGCAAGGTTGCACAAATGGTTTTAGGATCTAATGCTTCTTCTGGATCTGGTGCATCAAGCATTGTTTCTTTTTTGGCTGATACTTTTCAAATTGATAATGATGCTGGATCTAGCGTAAGCCCATTTATAGTTAGTGGCGGATCTGTGTTTATAGACAATGCCAGGATAAATAATTTATCTGGTACAAAAATAGACGTTGATACTCTGGCTGTTAAATTTTTTGCCGATGTAACCAGTAAAATTTATAACCACGATAATACTGCCGTGCCTTTAACCAGAGTTGGATCTAATTACATTGCTTCTGGCAACAGCGGCCAAAGCGGCATCCATACTTGTGCACCAGTAGCCATAACCAATTGCAGATCTGGGGGCTCATTTGTTGCTTATGTACAAGGCATTCTAGGTGATGTACAAAACATGGTAGTTGAATTTTCAACCGATGGAACTAATTACTCTGATGCAAACGGCCAAGTATTTACAATTAATGCTGGTACTTTTAGAGGTTATACACTTTTATACAATGACACTTTGACTTTTGCTTCTGGTGCAAGCACTGCTAATTTTAGAATTAAATTTAATGGCAAACAAAACTACACTCAAATTGGCCTAACTGTAACTGTAGATAACACAAATTAAAAATATATATGCGAAAAGATCTTAATAAAAGTAAAATTTATAAACAACAAAAGGGTAATTAATGTCTCAGAATACGAACTACAATTTAGCAAACCAGAGTGGGGCAAACTTTAGGGCGGAACTAAACAATACTCTCCTAGATATTGTTTCTAATAACTCTGGTGCGACAGAACCAGCAACTATGTTTGCTTATGAATTATGGGTAGATACTAGCAGTTCAGTTATGAAGATCCGCAACAGCGGAAACGATGCCTGGATAACTTTGCCCTGGAGTATTACAGCTGATAATACAGTTGATATAAATGGCGGTACAGTTAATGGGATAAGTAGTTTATCTTTTAGCAGCGGATCTACAGTTGCATCTATTTTAGATGAAGATAATTTAAGTTCAGATAGTGCAACAGCTTTAGCAACTCAACAATCAATTAAGGCTTATGTTGATAGCCAAGTTACAGCCCAGGATTTAGATTTCCAAGCCGATAGCGGTGGGGTGCTTTCAATTGATCTTGATAGTGAGACATTTACTTTAAATGGCGGCACTGGCATAACTACACTTGGAGCAGAAAACACAGTTAGTTTTTCTATTGATTCAACTGTTGCAACTTTAATTGGAAGCCAGACACTTACAAACAAAACCATAGATTTAGATAACAATACTTTATCTAACATTGAAACTGACAATTTAAAATCTGGTGTCCTGGACACAGACTTAACTTCAGTTTCTGCATCCGACAATACTTTGGCTTCAGCAAAAGCCATTAAGACGTATGTTGATGCGGCCATAACTGCTGAGGATCTTGATATAAGCGATGGATCTAATTCTGGATCTATAGATCTTGATTCAGAAACTTTAGGCTTACTAGGTGGCACTGGCGTTACTTCTGCTTTATCTGGCAACAATATTACATTTTCTATTGGCCAATCAGTTGGCACTTCAGACAATGTTCAGTTTGGAGTTATTACAGCTGCATTGACTGGTAATGTAACTGGCCAGGTAAGCGATATATCTAACCACTCAACTACCAATTTAAGTGAGGGTACTAATCTTTATTACACTGATGCCAGGAGTTTTACAGCGTTTGATACCAGGCTTGCCACTAAGGACACTGGCGATTTATCTGAAGGATCTAATCTTTACTATACAGATACAAGATTTGATACAAGGCTTGCGAGTAAGGACACTGGAGATCTAACAGAAGGATCTAATTTATATTTTACCAACGAAAGAACAGACGATAGAGTTGCAGCCCTTATACAAAATGGTACAGGTATAACCTGGACTTATGATGATGCCTCTGGAACATTAACAGGCGTTGTATCTTTATCTTCGTTTAACACATCCCAACTTACAGAATCTGGGAATTTGTATTACACGGATGCTAGAGCAAGGGCCGCAATATCAGAAAACTCTGCTCAACTTTCTTATGATTCTTCTACTGGTGTTTTAACTTATAGCCAGGGAAATTCAGACACAGTATCTGAAGGATCTACTAATTTATTTTATACAGATACCAGGGTAGCCACTAAGATTGATTCTTATGTAGATAAAGCATTTGTGGATGCACTTAATGTTGTAGCTGCATCAACCTCTGGTAATGCGGCCACGGCCACGGCTTTGGCAACAACCAGGACATTTTCTATTACAGGCGATGCTACAGCTTCTGCACAAAACTTTGATGGATCTGGCAATGTAACTTTATCTTTAACCATTGATGATGATGCAGTTGCCCTGGGTACAAAAACCACAGGAAATTATGTTGCCACAATTGCTGGCACTACTAATGAGATTGAAGTAACTGGATCTGGATCTGAAACAGCAGCTGTAACCATTGGCCTTCCTAATGATGTTTCTATTGCAAACGATTTAACAGTTGCTGGAGATCTAACAGTTAATGGAGATCTAACTTATTTAGATACAACCAATTTAAAAATTGAAGATAATTTATTTGAATTAAATTCTAATCTTACTGGATCTCCAGTTAATGATTCTGGAATGTTAATCAATAGAGGATCTTCAGATAATGCTGTATTTATTTGGGATGAATCAGCGGATAAATTTACCCTGGGCCTAACAACAGCAGACGGATCTGCAACAGGCAACATAACTCTGGCCTCATTGGGAACATTGGTTGCTAATGTGGAAGGAGCAATTACAGGAAATGTCACTGGCCAAGTTTCCACTTTATCTAATCACGATACAGATAATTTAAGCGAAGGATCCTCATCTTTATATTTTACAAACGCTAGGGCAAGATCTGCAATTTCAGCAAGCGGAGATATTTCTTATAACAGTTCAACTGGTGTTATATCTTTTACAGCTTCAGCTGCACCAGTAACTTCAGTTAATTCAGCAACAGGGGCCGTGGTTTTAGATAGCGATGATGTAGCAGAAGGCACAAACAATCTTTATTACACAAATGCCAGGGCCAGGGCGGCCATATCTGAGGGATCTACACAATTAAGCTATAACTCTGGAACGGGTGTTTTAACATTTAGCCAAGGCAACTCAGACACAGTTGCAGAAGGATCAAGCAACTTGTATTACACAGATACCAGGGTTGCTACAAAAATTGATTCATATGTTGATAAGGCATTTATAGATAACTTGTCAGTGGTGGCCGCAAGTGCCACAGGCAATGCTGGATCCGCAACAATATTACAAACAGCCAGGACAATTGCTGGCGTATCATTTAATGGATCTGCAAACATTTCTCTGGACACTTCTAACATTACTGAAGATAGCAGTTATTTATATTACACAGATGCCAGGGCAAACAGTGCTATTGATACCAGGGTAAATAAGGCCTTTGTTGATGGTTTAAATGTGGTTGCAGCTTCTGCAACTGGTAATGCTGGTTCAGCCACAGTTCTGGCCAACGCCAGGACAATTGCTGGAGTGTCTTTTGATGGATCTGCAAATATAACTTTAGATACAGCAGACATAACTGAAGATTCTTCAGCATTATATTTTACAAATGCCAGGGCCAGATCTGCTATTAGTGTTTCTGGATCTCTTGCATATAACTCATCAACTGGCGTACTTTCATTTACTCAAAGAACTGATGCAGAAGTACAGGCCCTTATTACAGCTGGCACTGGTGTTAGCGTTTCAAGTGGTGCTGTTTCTATTGGCCAGGCCGTAGCAACTTCCGATTCACCAACATTTGCCAACATGACATTAAGTGGCACTGGCTCTATAAAAGTTCCAAGTGGTACTACAGGCCAAAGAGATGGATCCCCAGCAAATGGTATGTTTAGATACAACACCACCGATGCACAATTTGAAGGATATGCAGATGGTGCCTGGGGTGCTATTGCTGGATCTGGTGGTGGTGCATCCGCCATGGAAACCAACAACTTTACTGGAGATGGATCTGCTACTGCTTTTACATTAAGCAGCAGCGTTTCAAGTGAAGATAATTTACTAGCCTTTATAGAAGGTGTTTATCAAAACAAAGCTGACTTTGTGGCCAGCGGAACAACCATAACTTTTGACACAGCCCCAGCTTCTGGCCGCAACATAGTGGTGCATCATGTTAAATCTAATATTGGTGGAAGCAATGTAATTTTAAATTCATTTACTGGCGATGGCTCAGATACAACCTTTACATTATCAACAGCACCACAATCTGAAAATAATACCCAGGTTTATTTAAATGGTGTTTACCAAAATAAATCAACTTACTCAGTATCTGGAACAACTTTAACTTTTGATGCAGCACCAGCTAATAGTGTTGCGATTGAAGTAATGATGTTTACTCAGACAACTGTAAATGTACCTACTACAAACAGCGTAGGGATTACCCAACTAAATGTAAGCGATGGATCTAATGGTCAAGTGCTTACAACAAATGGATCTGGTACTTTATCATTCTCTACTGTAAGCGGTACAACTATAAATAATAATGCTGATAACAGAATCATAACTGGTAGCGGTACAGCTAATACTTTAGAGGGTGAAGCTAATTTAATATTTGATGGGACAAATTTAGGAATTGGTCAAGCAAGTGATGGCGATAAACTCCATGTATTAGGTACAGGTTTTTTTGAAGATGCTAGAGCCAATGGCGTAGGTGTTCAAATAAATGGTGGTAGTGGTAGTGAATTTGCTCATATAGGCGTAAGTGCAAGCAACCCCCTTACTTTTCAAACTGCTAACACAGAACGCATGAGGCTTCATGGTGGTGGAGATTTAACAGTTGCAACCACTACAGCGATTGGCTCAATGTATAACGGAGTTAGTGGCATTGGTTTTGGTTATAGCTCTGGTGGCTATGGTGCTTGTGTTAGAGGTGGAACAAATACGCCTTTTTATGTATCTACCACTTCGCAAGGTGCTGGTGGTTTTATTGAGTTTGCACAAAATGGTGCAACCAGAGGTAACATTACTTACACAGGTTCAGCAACCTCTTATAACGCTTCCTCAGATTACAGGCTAAAAGAAAATGCTGTTCCAATACAAAATGCACTATCTAAAATAGATTCTTTAAATCCAATTAATTTTGACTGGATAGAAAGTGGCGATAATTCAGACGGATTTTTAGCACATGAAATTCAAGCAGTTTTGCCATACACAGTTACAGGAACTAAAGACGAAGTTTATACAGATGATAATTCTGGCGAAGAAAAAACAAATGGATTGCCAAAATATCAAGTTATGGACTACGCAAAACTTACACCATTGCTTGTTAAAGCAATACAAGAACAACAAACAATAATAGACGACTTAAAGTCAAGAATAGAAACACTAGAGGGATAAAAAAATGGCAAATACAAAAGTGACACAAGAACTCATAGCGGATGATGCTATAGGTAGCGATCAGCTTGCAAGCAGCGTATCAGTTGCTGGTTCGGCCAGGATTGCACAGGTGGCATTAACTTCAAGTAGCAATGCAGTTGCTTGGGATGCTACAGCAGCAGCTAATGCTTATTATTTGACTACAGAAAATACAACTTTTGCAGCACCAAGTAACAATGTACAGGGTGCAATTATTTCTGTAGAAATAGCCCAGGGCGGCACACCTTACACAGTAGCCTGGAATACAATTTTTGAATTTGCAGCTTCAACTGCCCCAACAGTAACTGCTACAGCCAACAAAACCGATATTTTCAGTTTTCGCTTTAATGGTAGTGTCTACCAAGAACTTGGCCGAGTACAAAACATGGCACAAACTTAATATGGAAACGCTACAGCGTACAGCAAATAGAGGAAGCATATCTACTGGGTATGATATTGATAACTCTTGTAAGTTTGAAATTGATAATAGTGAATGCCTAACTAAAACATTTGGGTCTAGTGGCAATAGAAAAGCATGGACTTGGAGTTCGTGGGTTAAAAGAACTGAACTAAATTCTTCAACAACCTACCAACTACTTTTTTCAGCAGGAACAGGAAATCCACCTAGAGATGTTTTTTTCTTTGATGATGATACAGATGATACTTTGTGCTTTTTTTCAAATGGTGGATTATTTTCTTCAGGAACACTTGGCTTTAGAACTGATGCCGTTTTTAGAGATACATCAGCTTGGTATCATATAGTTCTTGTTTTAGATACAGCAAACTCTACAGCAGCAGATAGATTAAAATTATATGTAAATGGTGTAAGTCAAACATTTTCTACATATAACGCACCTACTCAAAATGCTGATTCATTAATAAATAGTAATACTGCCCATGCTATAGGAAGAGATTCATCTTTTGCTGCTTTGGGTTTTGATGCTCAATATTTTAGTGGATATATGGCTGAAACACATTTTGTTGATGGCTCTGCTTTAGCACCAACTTCGTTTGGTGAAGTTGATGATGATAGTGGTATTTGGAAACCCAAAGCCTATACAGGTTCACATGGTACTAATGGTTTTTATTTAGATTATGCGGATGCTGCGGACTTGGGTGATGATGAAAGTGGTAATGGTAATGACTGGACTGAAGTCAACATCACAGCCGCAGATCAAGCTGTGGACACACCTACTAATAATTTTTGTACGCTTAATCCTTTATATAACTATGCTTATGGAAATACCATTACAGAAGGAGCAACAAAAATTTATGGAGCGGCAAATAACTGGGGTGGTGGCAAAGCAACTT